TACTCGCCGGCCGAGAACGAGATGCTCGACAAGATCCGCCTGACGGTGGCGGAGATCGCCGAGGAGAACCTGCGCAACGATGCCGGCCGGCGCCTCGTGCATGCGCTGTGGCCCGACGAGATGCAGCGCATCGCGAACACGCACTGGATCGCGACCAAGGACGACGGCATGCAGCTGCTGCGCCCGAACTACGCACAGCAGCGGTTTCACAAGGATGTCATCCAGCGCAGCCGAGAGCTCGGCCGCCCGATTCGGGGGATTATCCTGAAAGCGAGGCAGCTTCGGGATGAGTACTTTTCTCCAATCATGGCAATACCAGCAGTGCGATGAGATGGTGCAGAGGCACGCAATGACGATCTCCTATGACGAGGAGTCGACCATAGAGCTCGCCGAGAAATCCAAGGTCATGCACGAGATGCTGTGGTTCCCACGGCCATTGAAGAAGGGACGCTCGCGCAAGGGCGTGATGCAGTTCGAGAAGCCCCACTCGTCAGCATTCTTCACGCGCACCGCCGGCAACATCCATGCGGGGCGCTCTCTCACGCTGCATCACCTTCACGCGTCCGAGTTGCCCATGTGGCCCGACGCCAGCCAGGTGCTGCAATCCGTCGAGCAGTGCGTGCCTGCGAAGCCGAAGACATCCATCATTCACGAGTCCACCGCCAAGGGTGCGGTCGGCGAGTTCTATGACTTGTGGAACAAGGCCGAGGCCGGCGAGAACGACTACATCCCGTTCTTTGCGCCGTGGTTTTGGGACATCTCGTATCAGCTGCCGTTCGCCAGCGAAGACCACAAGCGCAAGTTCGGGCGCGAGCTGATCCCCGAGGACCGTGAGTACCAGGAGCGCTACAAGCTCACGCTGGAGCAGATGGCCTGGCGCGAGTGGATCATTCGCAACTCGCTGCAGGGCAGCAAGGCGAAGTGGCAAGAGGAGTATCCCGCCGACGCGTCCGAGGCGTTCCTGACGACGGGCTCGCCGGTGTTCAATCCCAAGCTGGTGCGCGCGCTGCAGGAGAACTGCAAGAAGCCCGCGTGGCAGGGTGACATCCTGCTGACCAGGGGTGCATGAACGTCGGCTATGAGCTGCTCGAGCGCGAGTCGGGGCGCTTCCGCGTGTGGGACGAGCCAGTGCCGGGGCGCCTGTATGTGTGCGGCATCGACGTCGCCGAGAACCGCGTGCGCGATCGCATGCTCACGCGCGGCCGGCAGACGGTGCAAACCGAGAAGCCGGACTACTCGTGCATCATCGTGCTCGAGGAGGAGTCCGGCCTGCACGTCGCGACCTGGCACGCGCACATCGACGCCACCGAGTTCGCGATCGTCTGCGCAGCAGTCGGGCTCTACTACAACGGCGCGCTGCTGGTGCCCGAGATCAACAGCGCCGGCGTTGCCGTGGTCGAGACGCTGACCAAGGTGATCGGCTACTACCCGCTGTATCGCAGCCGGATCTACAACCGCATCGAGGCGGACCCGCTCGGACCCGAGTGGGGCTGGCGCACGACGCCGCACAACCGGCCGATTCTGATCAGCAAGATCAGCATGGCGGTCAACTACGAGCGGCTCTTCACGCGCGATTACGAGCTCGTGAAGGAGCTGCGCACCATGCAGTACGACGAGAGCGGCATGGAGCGCGCGCGCGGCCGCGACAAGGACGACCGTGTCATGGCGCTCGGCCTGGCGCTGATCGGGCGGGCGGAATCGCTCGAAGGTTCGCTCGACACCGATCCGCCAGGCCAGAAGCGCGAGCGTCTGTCACCAGACGACGCCGCCGTGTGGGATCGCTTCGCAACCATCCAGGACAGGTATCAGTATGGAATGGGCTCTGATCGCAACCGCCTCCGCACTCGGCATCGTTAGCTTCGCCGCGGCATTCGGGCTGGCGCTGCTGGTGACGCGCATCAGCAGGATGATGGAGGCGTTCACGGCCAAGGACCGCACGCACGCGGTGCTCACGGCGAGGCAGAACGAGTGGACGCTCGGCATGTGCTTCAAGCAGCAGGAGGAGATCCGGCTCATGGCGCGCGGCGACAACGTCTCCAGCGAGATCCGCCGGCGCGGGCTGCTGCCGTTCATGCAGGATGCGAATAGCATGGTCCAGGCCGAGATCCGCGCCGTGATGGACAACCTGGACCTCTCGCGCGACGAGGCAATCTCCTACCTGCGCAGCCGCATCCCGACTCCGTCTGAGGAACCGAAATGACAACGCCCGCAATGAAGGAAGGCCGACGGGTCTACGGCCTCCTTCCCAATCACCGGGTCGACGACATCTCGGACGACGAAGCCCTGGAGCTGGTGAAGAGCCGCGCTGGCGCGTTCGACGCGAGCGGCCACGATCCAGCGCACCAGGCGCTGTGCCGGCTGTGGTTCAGGAACCTCGTCTACTTCCTGCAGGGCGGGATGGCCGCCGACGAGTTCAACAGCCTCGGCCTGGACTCGAGCTGGGTCATGCCACCGTCGGGCTACACCGCGAACCACATCTTCCGCATCGTCATGGGCCAGGTGTCGCGCTTGTCCGCGGCGCGGCCGATGGACTCGGTGGTGCCGGAGTCGCCGGACATCGAGGACCAGCTCGGCAGCAAGGCCGCCGAGAAGCTCGTGAAGCACTTCATGCAGGAGCTCGGCCAGCGCGAGATGAAGCGCGAGAACAACTTCCTGCTGTGCACGACCGGCAACGGCTTCGGTGCGCTCGACTGGAACCCGCGGGCCGGCAAGAAGACCAACGTCTACCGCAACCCGTTCCGGCCCGAGGAGCTGCTGGCACCGCAGCAGCTCGATCCCGAGAGCATCCAGCTGCTCGAGGCGGTCGGCGCCGTCGAGGAGATGGCCGAGGGAAACCTCGAGGGTGAGATTATCTCGGGATTTCAGATCACGGTGCCGCGCGGCTTCAAGAAGCTGAAGGAGATGCCGTGGGTGGTGATCGACCGCGACGTGTCGATCAGCTGGATCTGGGACAACTATCCGAAGTACGCGACCAAGATCGGCGGCGAGATCCCCGACGACCACAACCTCGATGCGAACCTGTACCGCCAGCTGTCCGGGCTGGTGTCGCGCTTCGGCATCTCGATGCCCGGGCGCGGCGACGACGTCAGCGAGCTCGTGCGCGTGCGCTGGCTGTGGATCCCGCCGTCTGGCCACATCCCCAAGGGGCGCAAGATCGTCGTGTGCGGCGACACCGTGCTCGAGAACGAGCCGCATCCGTTCCACGCGGCCGGGCTCGACATCCGCATCCCGCTGATCCACTGGCGCTACTGCCCGATGCCGGGCCGCTTCTGGGGCATCTCGCTGGTCGAGCAGCTGATCTCTGGGCAGCGCGAATACAACCGCACGCGCGACCAGATGATCGCGATGCGCGACATCCTCGGCCAGCCGCAGTGGCTGGTTCCCAAGGGCGCCAAACTCACCAGCATTCGCTGCGACTACGGCGATCAGTGGGAGTACGAGCTGCGCGCCGGTGGTAAGCCCGAGCTGCAGCCGGCCCCGGCTCCTTCGCAGATGCACCTCGAGTCGAAGGAGGCGGCGATCTACGACCTGCAGACGATCTCGGCGCAGTCCGAGGCCAGCCAGGGCCAGGTGCCAGAGGGTGTGCGCAGCGGCGTCGCAATCAACGCGCTGCAGGAGAAGGACCTGTCCGTCCTGGGCGTCACGGTCGACGACCAGGAGGAGGGCTGGAGCAAGTTCGGCGAGATGGTGCTGCAGCTGATCGGCAAGTTCCTGAAGGTCTCGCGCGCGATCGCGATCTACGGCGAGAGCCGCCAGGCCGACGTCGCGATGTTCAAAGGCAGCGACATCCACGGCAACACCAAGTACCGCATCGCCGAGGGCAGCATGACGCCGCGGAGCAAGGCCGCCGCGATGCAGGTGACGATGGACCTGATCCAGATGGGGGCGCTGAACCCCGCCATGGATCCGCGCGACCGCCGGCTCGTGCACAAGACCATGGAGCTCGGCGATTCCGACAAGTACTTCCAGGAGGAGGACGCGGACCGGCGTCGAGCGGACATCGAGAACCAGATGTTCCTGAAGCCGGTGGTCGACCCGACCACGCAGCGACCGCAGCCGTATCCCGAGGTCAATGACGACGACGATCACCAGGCGCACATCGAGGGGCACCTGCTGTTCAAGAAGAGCGACGCGTATGAGGCGCTGCCGCTGATGCGCAAGATGGCGTTCGACGCGCACCTGGGCGCGCACAAGGAGGCGCTCGCCATGCTCGTGCAGACGCAGGCGATGCTCGGCCAGGTCTTCGAGGGCGGCGGTGGTGGTGGCGGCAGCAAGCCGAAGGAGACCGGCAAGCCGAGCCCGCCCAAGAAGAGCGAGGGTGGCGGAGGGCCGCCACCTGGGTAGCATGCGGCAATGAGCCCAAAGCCAGCCAAGGACCCGAAGGACGAGAAGGCGCCGGAGAAGGGCACGGTCGCCGCGCTGCTCGAGGCGATGGAAGCGCTGCCGGAGTCCGAGCGCGCAGCGCTGCTGGCGCGCGGGTTCGTGCTGCCGCACGTGACGCCCGGCACGAACCTGAACAACTTCGCGTTCGGCTATCGCTGCCACTACTGCAATGACGTCGCGCTGGAGTTCGTCGGCGATCGGTTCGACGACGGCTCGGGAGCAGCGGTCTCGATCCCGCCGTGCAACATGCCGCTGGACCGGATGCCGTGGACGCAGACGCGCCTGGAGATGAACCAGATCAACCGCGCGCGGCCACGCTGCCAGTCC